GTGTCAACCGGGAACACTGCGATTTCGGGATACATCGCGACCACTTCCTCGACGATGGGCATACCGATGCCCTCATCGATGGCGAGCTTGTCAACGAGCGTAACGGATCCGGTCAAGGAGCGGTGGAACGGAGTTTGGCTTCCGCCGATGTAGTTGCGAGAAAACTCGCGAGCTTCGGAGTAAGTCGGAACAACGATGTTGCGGCCACGGTCACCCAGCGCACGCTTGGCGTTCTCCGCCCAGGTGCTTTGGAGGTATTGGCGAGTGCCCTTCTTGACGGGTTCGCTGACGATTTCGACGCGGCCAGCGGAGTAAGCGGGGTTTTCGGTTTTCATAGAGTCGAGAAGTTGGCGCTTGTAGTCGTCGATGCTCAGGCCGCTTTCGATGGCCTTGGTGATCTCAGCCTGGTTGCGTCGGAATCCATTACCGCATTCGGTAATTTCAGCGGCACGCTTGCGATCTTCGGCGATTGCGCGAGCTGCTTCTTCCTTCGCAAGTTGGGCGATTTGAAGCTTGTTGAGTTCCCGTTCCACCTCAGCGGCGGCGCGGACTTCGTTCTTGGTTTCCGCCGGAGCGATCGCAGCGGGAGCCGTTGCGTTGTCGGCGCGTTCTTGGTCGTGGTCTTGGTTTTCCATGGTAATGGAGGTTGAAAGTTCAGCGGCTCTTTGGCCGAAGATGGATGCGCCATCGCGCACGCCGGCGCCGTCGTCGGCAGGAATCGAAACGAGAGAAATCTCGAAAGGCTCCCAATCCATCACGCGATAGGTCTCTTTGCCGCTCTGCTTGTCACGCTTTTCCATGACGAGGGCGTGGACGCGATAGCCAACGGAAATCTTGGAGCGGATGCCGTCTTTGACATCTTGGAAGATTTCCTCGCCCTTGGCCGAACGCGAAAAGCGAACGGTTGCGGCTCCAGCTTTGCCGTCGATGCGAGCGGATTCGATAACTCCCACCTGTTCGCGCGGATCGTGATCGAGCAGGAGCGGCGCGGAATTGTTCAGTCGCTTGAGGCGAACGGACTTTGCGCCGTGGTCGAGAATCTCGACGCCCCAGCTCCGCTCGACTTGATCGGTTTCAGTCGAGAAAACAACGTCTACCGTGCGCTCGTCCTCGTTTATCGAGGAACGCGACAGGTCGAAGGAGCGGACCTGCGGTGAGAATTGTTTTTGTGTGGCTCTCGACATTGCGAGAGACAGCACAAAATAAAAAAGAAACGCAAGAGGATTTTTACATCTGCCAATTACCTAGCAGGGAATGCACCGGCGATGTGCCTAGAAAGCCTTGATTGCACTAGGATTGCGCGGTTTTACCCATTGCGCGGAAAAGTGCGATTTGAGAGCGAGGCGGAGGGTTTTGGCCGCGCTTGCAGTCTCAACAAGCGTGCAATCTGGTGTCCTCTTGGGGGCTTGTTGCGACTAGGAAAAGCGGTCGCGACGACCCTGATCAGAGATATCGCCTCAGAGGGACCCGTAACTTGTTGATTTTCAACGCCCATTTTCCGAAGTGCGAAGCGCCCATGACCCTGTTGCAAGTCGCTTGCATCTCTCAGTCTCAATAAGCAATCTCAATAAGAACTTGAGACCACACGCTGAAACGCATTGATCAGCTCGACAGGATCCACCATGCCCCATGCGTTGTGCGTGCGTCCGATCTGCATCTCGACACGGCGCACCAGGTCAAGATCCGGGTTGCCTTGAGTCTCGTCTTGCGTTGACTGCTCGACATCCTCGATGGCATCCATTGCCTCACCGTCCTGCATGGTATCAACCTGCTCGACATCCTCGACAGGTTGCGCTTCAGCCTTGACCTTTGCCGGCCGTCCTCTTTTCTTTTGTTGGTTCATAGGTTCGTTGGTTAAGCTGCCATCATCAGCAGCATGAGAATGATCGCGCCGATGATCAGGAGCATGGCGCATCCAGTGCAGCCGCAACATCCTGCCATGTGCCGGGGCGCGTCTGGCGAATGGTTTAGTGCATAGCTAGCGCCTCGGCTTTTAAATTGTCCCTTCCCGGTCGCTCGATGTCCACGCCCGTTGTGACGAGTAGGATTTTGCCTAGACGAGGAGCCGTCAACCTCGCTAGCTATCGTGCGTGACGGCAGGTGGCTAGTCCTGCGCCTTTGCCCTTTGGGGTTGTTAATCATGATCATTTCCTTTCCTTTTGTCAAACGCCACCCAGTATCCCTTCCGCCCCTTGAGGACGAGCTGCACGCGGATCGGTGATTTCTCGATGGCGAGTTGGAACTGTAAGCTGCGCAGGAACTGGTGAACCTCACAACCTGCGGTAAAGCCAAGAACGTCGGTCAGGTGTTTGGCCGCGATCATCTCTCGGCCCAAAGCATAACGAAGGAAGGCAATGCGGCGAGCGTTGCGGACATAGCATCTCCTGCCGTGTGAATGCACCTCGCCACCGTTGATCGGTAGCAGGACCGGCGACTCCCACCCGTCGAGGATCGCGTCATCCAGGTCGGTGTGGTAGGTTCGCTCGGTCATGCTTAGGCTTGGATCATCGCAATCACGCGGTCACAAGGAGCCGCCTCCCTTATGTGTTACCGTTTCAAAACGGAATATCGGAATGATCCTCCATCGAAACGATCACCGAATTTTCCTGTCTGGCTGGGGCGGGAGTCGGCCCCTTAGTTCCCACCTCTTTCCAGTTGCCAATGATTGGCCCCTTCTGCCCTGCCATGCGGCGCTCCTTGCCCAGATCCTGCGTTACAAAGCCATCGTTGCCGAACTGGTCCGGCCCTTCCTTGTTGTCGAAGAAGACCAGGCTAAGGTATTTGCCGTTCTTCCCTTCGTAAAGGGCGGTCTTGTCGATTTTGGTGACATTGATGTTTGCTGTTCTCATTGTATTACTTTGCTTGAATCAAATTCTGTAAATCGGAATCTAGCGGAATCGAAATTGAGTTTGAACATGCCCAACCATCCGGTTTCGCGCTGCTTCTCGACAATGATCTCGGAGTCGTGCATGGACCGCTCTTCCTCGCTCGTCAGTTTTCCGGCCTTGCGCTTCTTCTCTTTCTCAGGGTTGCGGAGGACAAGCAGCACGTTGTCTGCATTGTTGACCATCAAGCTTGAGCCTTTGATGGCATACATGCTCGGCCTCGCTCCATCTTGCGCTGGCTTTGCCAAATGCGCAACCAAATGTAGATGACTTCCCGTTTCTTTGGCAAAGTCTTGGAGCCGATTACAAAACTCTCCTTGGGCTGGGTAATCCTCTTCCAAGCCCTGCACTCGCATCAACGAGTCGATGACGAAATGGCTCGTCCCATAGCGTCGGTGCGAAAACCACATCATCTCCATCAGCGAATCCTTAGTAATGGAGCCGACAACATCGGAAAAGACAATGCTTTCACCTACGTTCCGCGCAAACTCACGAGCAGCAGTTTCGTTGATGTTCCTTTTTCCGTAGAACACCGACAGCATCTTCCGAAGCTGAGTTTCGACGCGTATCTCGAAAGATCCGATAAAGACAGGAATCCGTGCGCCCAATAGCTGGGCAACCATAAAGTTGAGCATGGTAGACTTGCCAGCGTGCGAGAAGCCGCCCCAGATGGTCAGCTCACCTGGGCGGAAGTAAAAGCCATCTCCATTGTGCCAATCCATTTTTAGGAACGGCATTGAAAACGGCTCTGGCTTTGGTTTCACGTCCTCGACGAGGCGATCCTCCATTTCCGCCGTCGTCACCAATCGCTCGATGCGAGGACGCTTTGCGTTCGCTACCCAATCGCGTGCGTCCTCGGCGGTAAATCCAGCCAGCAGGCAATCGTTTGCGTCCTTCTTGGGCATCGCCACGATGAAGCAACGATGCTTTCCAAGGCGCGTCACCGCCATGTTGGCGATCTTCCTGCCGGCCTCGTCTTGATCGAACGCCAAATAGATCGAATCGAACGCTTGGAGGTTGTGCCATTCAAACTCCACCCATGTCGCTCCCGTGCCGTTGGGAACCGACAGCGCAGGGATTCCCCATTGATGCCATGTGGCTGCGTCGATCTGGCCCTCGCAGAGCAGGATTGTCTTGGAACGGTAGCTCGACTCAGGAACGGCTTGCCATCCAAAAAGGCTCGGAGCGCAATCCTTGTCCTGCCACACCTTCTTTTTCTCGCCCAGCGTCCGATATGAGCGGTTGATGATCTCGCCAGCCGGAGAGATGCACGGGAAAACAATGGCCTTCCGCTCTGTGTCGATCTCGATTTTTAGCCTCTCGATGATATCCGGCTTCAGCCTCCGAGTTTGAGTCAACCAAGCGTAGGCGCGACCGTTTGGTGATGGCGCTTCAGACTTAATCGCGGGAGCATGGCCGTAAACCCGCTTCTCATGCTGTCTGACAGGCTGGGAGATGCCAAGGTATGTCCTCACCGCAGAAACGGCCTCCCCCGCTGAAATCGCTCGAGAGAGACGCCAGAGGTCCACAAGATCGCCGTGGTCATCGGTCGCCCAATCTCTCCACTGCCCTGCGTGTCCTCCCGTCATCGTGAGCTTGAGCGAATCACCTGGTGCGCCTGACAGGTCGCCGCAGATCCACTCGCTGCCGTGACGCCTGCCACCGGGGAGGAGCATTGGCGCAAGCTCCTCAATCCTGCCGACGAGTTGCTCGGAGAGGTCTGAGACGGTTAGAAGCATCCGGCCTCCTCTTTTTCGATTTCTTCGTCGGTCCAGTAATCTGGGTGATCTCCCGCCGCCTCTCGTGCCTCGGCCTCCTTCAGCCGCAGCAGCTTCGCCATGAGGTCGTCCTCTTCTTCGGGGGCCGTCTCAGCGGCGGATTGCGCTCTTGGCCATTCCGGCTCGTAATCAGACGGGCTTTTCTGGCTGGGCATGTAGCCCGATGCCTTCCACGCCCTGACGGTCGATTTCCAGCATGCGATCTTTTTGCCTCCGTTGGTCCAGTCATTGCCCTCAAATTTGTTCCATGTCGCCTCGGCATCGCGAGGGTAAAGGCCAACCTCTTGGAGGAAGGCATCAAAGTCCTCGCGGGTTTGTGGGCGAGCCTTGCTCGCTCTCTTCACTTCACTTCCATTCCCTTCCCTTCTATTCCCTTCCTTCTTCGTCACTTGGGTGTCACCTGCCTGACAGTTGCCTGACAGTTGGGTGTCACTTGCCTGACACTCCATCCACTTGACCTTGGTAATGAAGAACTTAAAGGCTTCCTTGAACCAAGATTCCGGCGCTCTTGTCTTCACTGCCATTGCTCGGGCTGTCAGGGGAGTGCCATCCTCCCGCACAAGGCTGCCACGCTCCTGACACTTGGATGCCACCTGCAAAATCAAAACCCACGCGGCGAACAATTCGGCGGCGTTTTCCTGCTCCATGACGGTCGCAAAACCCTCGCCGTCGTGCTTGTTGGGAACACAAACCCAGCGCAGATTCTCAACCGTTCGGGATCGGTTGTTTTCAAAATGCCTTTGCCAATCCTTGATTTTGTAAATCGGGTCACTCATTTGGTTGCCTCCTTTTCGATTAGGTGAAACAGCCGGGATTGCAGCGGGACAATGGCAAGCTCCATTTCATCGCAAGCTGACAAAAACCGCTTACTCGCGACCTCAATCCATCGAATCAAGGTTTTGCTGTCGTTTGCGAGTCGGGCCTGCGTCACGGCCTTGTAGAATGACTCCACAAGGGGCGGCATGCTCTCAAGGTTGCCTTCGTGCATCGCGGTGTGGCAATCCTCGCAGAGCGTCACTAGGTCGCGGGAATCTGCGTCCCATGGATTTTGGCCAGTGTATTGCTTGTGATGAACCGCAAGGGTTGAGCCTTCTGAAAAGCAAAGTCGGCATTTCCAATGGTCGCGATCCATGACTTCAAGCCGGACCTTCTGCCATCGCGGATCCTTGAGTTTCTCAGAATAGTTTTTCATAGGCACAAAAAAGCCCTCGCCCACCCATCGCGGTGAGACCCGGCGAATGCACCGGCGCGATGGAGGGACGAGGACTGTTTCAAGGTATTCATTTCTACGGGTCTCACTCCGTGCCGATACGGTCGGCATCTTTAGGCTCAACAAAATGAGTTCGTTTCGCAACTAGAAAAGCTCAGTCTGGAGCTTTGCCCCGGCCAAATTCTCGCAAGCTTGCTTAAAATAGCTTTCCTTGAGTTCGGATCCGACAAATTGCCGGTCCAAAGTAAGCGCTCCGACACCCTCGCTTCCAATGCCCGTAAATGGCGAGAAAACCAGATCGCCGGGATTGCTCCAAAGCTCAATCGCTCGCTCAATCACATCAAGCTGCAACGGGCAGATGTGTTTTTCGTCTTTGTGATCGCGAGCGCCATCTCGGTTGAGAACGCGGCCTTGATCGACCGTCATCCAAACCGGAGATGCGACTTCCTGCCACCACGAAACCGGATATTTGTTTCGGTCTTTAGTGATCGG